TCTTGTGGGTGATATACCCCTTCAAGAATGGCCTGAGCGGATGGAGACTCACCTGGCGCAGCCTTGGGACTGTAGCTCATATGACCACGGGATCGTTAAGATCCAAAGGGCGCAACCTTCTCCTTGGTTATGCAAGATCAACAATGAATTTCATACAGGGCGTTATCTGTTCACGGTGGACTATGCTGAGAGTGATGTTGCAGAAGACCCATCTCAGCACAAACAAAGTCATGTACTTATATTGACTGACGCAGGAAAATGGACGGGAAATGTAGTGGCGTTACCTAACAATCGAGTGCGAGTTACCAGCCCAGCCTATTGGGTTACTGGAGAAGGAGCACCTGATTTTAGACCGAGCCAATGGATTCATTGTGCAGAGCAGGACGATTCGTACATGGACCCCGAGGTGACTTTCAACAACTTGTATAAGGAGTAAGTGATGAAATCAAAAATGATGGCTGGCGGTGGTATGGCTAAAATGGGTATGGGCGGCGGTGTGAAAGCCAAAATGGGTGCTTCTAAGATGGGCGCAGTAAAAACTGGTAAACCTGCTATGGGTAGTGCTTCTAGCCGTGCTGATGGGGTTGCTGTAAAAGGCAAAACCAAAGGCAAAATGCTGGCTGGCGGTGGCATGGCTAAGATGAAGGCTGGCGGCGGTGTAAAAGCCAAGATGATGAAGTCTGGCGGAGCGTGCTAAATGATTGCCTCGCGCGGGATGGGTGCTATCCGCAAATCCAAGATGCCTAAGGCTAAAAAGGGTAAGCGGAAAGACGGCGATACTTTTACGATGTTTAAAGAGGGTGGTCAGTCTCGCGTCAATCAATCTGGCAATTACACGAAGCCAGAGCTACGCAAGAGGATCTTTAACCAAGTAAAAGCCGCCGCTACACACGGCACGGGTGCAGGCCAATGGTCGGCCCGTAAGGCTCAGCTAGTCGCCAAGAAGTACAAAGCTGCTGGTGGTGGCTACAAGTGAAAGCTCCACAACAAAGCCTTAAAGATTGGGGGGCGCAGAAATGGAGGACCAAGAGTGGTAAGAAATCTTCCGTTACAGGCGAGCGTTATCTACCAGAGAAAGCGATCCAATCTCTATCTCCAGCAGAGTATGCAGCGACGACGCGAGCTAAAAGAGCTGGTAAAGCTAGTGGAAAGCAGTTCGTCAAACAACCCAAATCAATTGCAGCAAAGACAAAGGGATTTCGATAATGGCTAAATCGTTTCCAGACCTAAACAAAGACGGCGAAGTAACAAAAGCAGATGTGCTTATGGGCCGAGGTGTTATAAGTAAAAAGAAGGGCGGTTGGATTTCCAAGGCTATAAAGAAGCCCGGTGCCCTGCGTCAGTCTCTTGGCGTTAAAAAGGGTGAGAAGATCCCCGCTGGCAAACTAGCTGCTGCCTCTAAGAAGCCCGGTAAGATGGGTCAGAGAGCGCGGTTAGCGCAGACTTTAAAGGGGTTTAAGAAGTGACTACTTCCGGCACCGCAGCGTTTAATCTTGATGTCAATGACATCATTGAAGAGGCATTTGAGCGCTGTGGCGTAGAGGTGCGCACGGGTTATGAGCATCGAACTGCTCGTAGATCTATGAACCTGTTAACGGTTGAGTGGGCTAATAGGGGTATCAATCTCTGGACCATTGAAGAAGGGTCACAACTTTTGACTCAGAACGTGGCTACTTATACATTGCCGGTAGGCACCATAGATCTTTTAGAGCACGTAATTCGTACAGATCCTGCTACGTCAAACCAAACTGATATAAACATCAGCCGCATTAGTGTTTCTACTTACTCTACGATTCCAAATAAAACCGCTACTGGGCGACCGATTCAAGTGTATGTTGACCGTAGAAGTGGGGCCACTACCCCCACAGGTGTGCAGAACCCAACCATTACTGTTTGGCCCGTGCCGGAACCTGGGTCAGCTTACACGTTTGTTTACTGGAGAATGAGGCGTATTCAAGATGCTGGAAGCGGTACGAACACTCAAGATATACCTTTTAGGCTTTTGCCTTGCTTGGTTGCCGGTCTTGCGTATTATCTTTCCATGAAGATCCCAGAAGCCGCAAATCGTATTGAGATGTTAAAAATGGCCTACGAAGAGCAGTGGCTGTACGCCTCTGGTGAAGACCGAGAAAAGGCTTCTGTGCGGTTTGTGCCCAGGGACATTTTCTATGCCTAGTAAATTTGCCTCTGGCAAATACGCCATATCGCAGTGCGACCGGTGCAACTTCAGGTACCCCTTGAAGATGCTAAAAAAGCTCGTCATCAAAACAAAGAACGTTAATCTTTTAGTCTGTCCCGAATGTTGGGAGCCTGACCAGCCGCAGTTACAGCTTGGTCTTTATCCGGTTAACGATCCACAAGCTATTAGAAATCCTCGCCCTGACAGCCCTAGCTACATCGTGTCCGGAGTAAATGGCCTTCAAATAAATCCAGCAGGCGGTACTGGTCAGGATGGTTTTGGTTTGCCTCAGGGCGGTAGTAGAATCTTCCAATGGGGATTTGCTCCTGTAGGCGGTGCTAGATCTGATGCGGATGGTTTAACCCCAAATAATTTGACGCTGGGCGTAACGCTCGGTTCTGTAACCGTAACAACTGTATAGGAGTCTAAAATGACCTCGCACACGATGAAAGATGTAGCCAAGCAAGAAGTCAGATCGCACGAGAAGCGCGTACACGGCATGAAAAAGGGCGGTAAAACTAACTTGGACATGAAAAAGTACGGGCGTGGTATGGCTAAGGTGATGAATCAGCGGTCTTCCTCAAGGGGGCGATAATGGGCAAATACAGCATGAAAGTTAAGGGTAAAGAGATTGGCCCTGCTGAAATCTATGCGCCTCCGCACACGATGAAAGGCACGCCTACCACTGTGAAGACATATCAGACCACAGAAAGCGGCCCTGAGATAGTCAAGAAAATGAATATGTCGGTGGGTAACATCAACCGGTTTGAGCCGCCTATCAATCCCTATGGGGTTGGTGAGATGCGTGGGTACGGCGCTGCTATCAAAGGCCGTAAGATCAGCGGGAAAATGGGATGAACCTAACGACGCTTCGCGCCACCATTCGGGCTTATGCTGAGAATGACTTCCCACAGACTGTGGGCAGTGGTGGTTTAACGTCTGACCAACAAGTTGATACCTTTATTCGTCAGGCTGAAGAGCGTATTTTTAATAGCGTTCAGTTTCCCAATTTTCGCAAGAACCAGACGGGCAACACGACAGCAGATAACAAGTATCTTGGGACGCCGGTAGACTTTTTGGCGCCCTATTCTCTGGCAGTTATTCTGCCCACTGGGGAGTACGAGTATCTGTTAAACAAAGATGTGAACTACATCCGGGCGGCTTTCCCAAGCCCAACATATACAGCGGCGCCTAAGTACTACGCCATATTTGATGACAACACGTTTATCCTTGGGCCGACACCGAACCTGAACTATTCGATGGAACTGCATTACTTCTATTACCCTGAGTCCATTACGACTGCTAACACGACTTGGCTGGGCGATAACTTCGATATGACCCTACTCTACGGTGCGTTGTCTGAGGCTGCGGCATTTATGAAGGCTGAACCAGATGTTCTCGGTAACTACGCCAAACGGTACGAAGAGGCGATGATTCTGGCTAAGCGCATGGGTGATGGCATGGAGCGCAGGGATGCGTACCGTTCTGGTCAGGTCAGAATGACGGTGAACTAAAGTGGCTTTCACTGGCAACTATGTTTGCAATTCCTTTCTTTCTGGCACCTTTGACGGGGATTTTGATTTTGGCCCAGGCACAGCAGATGTCTACAAGCTTGCTCTGTACACTAATGCGGCGACCCTAAATGCAGAAACGGCTGTCTACACTACAAATGGAGAAGTCGTTGCCTCTGGATACACGGCTGGCGGTCCTGTTATTACCCCGACGAAAGGTATCGGGAACATATCGACTTCGGGCGGTACAGCCTTTGTCACCTTTGCCAACGTCACCGTGTCTGCTGCTTTCACAGCCCGTGGCGCGTTGATTTATAAGGTAGGTGGGGCAGCGATCTGCGTATTAGATTTTGGTGCCGATAGAACTTCAGTAGTGAGTTTTCAAGTGACCTTCCCCGCAGCCACCGTAACAGATGCGTTGATAAGGATCTCTTAATGTTCACCTCCTTTCACTCAGACCCACCTACAGTAGTGATTGCGCCTATTCCTCCTAAGGAAGAAATCTGGGTAGCCGCTGAAGAAATCGAGATGAAAGGCGAGCTAAACGCTGGTCTGGATGT